ATTAAATACTACTATAAATCAAATTTCATTGGTAAAAGCATTAGAAGATCATATTGAAGGATTTGCTGGTGCTGGAGCAACAGATTCAAATGATTGGTATGGGCCATGGAATGAAGCAGACCAAGGTCTTCCAGATGGTATGAAACGTGGAGTAGGCGAAAATACATATTTTAGAAATATGGGCTTACGAACATATACTAAATGGATTGAAGCTAAATCTGTTCAAGTAGCATGCTCCGTAACAATAGAACAAGTTCAAGATTTGAACAAACAATATGGATATGATGTAATAAGTTTAGTTCAAAATTCATTAATAAATGAATTAAGTCAATCTAATAATAAACAAATTTTAGCAAGATTATTCGCATTAGGTTGGTTCAACAATTATAGAATGCATAAATCAGAAGGAGTAACTTTGAACTCTTCGTTAAATCCAGCAGGATCTGTACTTGATAAAAATGGATATGGTCCAGATGGTCATATTTATAATATTCCTGTCAATGCGTTTACATCTTATGCTAGTATTGGTGGTATTTCTAATGAAAATGAAATGACAATTCATCGTAGATTATTAACTAAAATTCTTGCTGCTAGTAATATAGTTTTACAAAGAGGTAGACGCGGACAAGGAAACTTTATTGTAACCAATTTACAATTAGCAACAGTTTTACAAAATAATGCACAATTTTCATTATCACCAGTATCTAATACAATTTCTCAGGATAATGGTTCATTATATCCTCTTGGAAGTCTAGCAGGTCTAAATATTTATGTAGATCCTAATATGGATTTTGCTGATACAAGAATTTGCGTAGGTAGAAAAGGTAAAGATGAAGATCCAGGTTTAAAATATATGCCATATTTAATAGCAGAAACATTTGAAACCATTTCTGAGGCATCAATGAGTCCTAAGGTAGCAGTGAAAAGTAGATATGCTATAACAGAAGCTGGACATTTTCCAGAATCTCAATATTATACTTTTTATGTTGATACTAATAATATTTCTATTGTATAGTATTATATTAAATATAATATACAACGAAAAACTCCCATTGAAAGATGGGAGTTTTTTTATTTATTGAAATTAAAAAATTATATAAGATATTTTTATCTTCTTTTTTTTATATATTCATTAAAAGAATTTATGTATGTCAATTTTGTGCTTTCTGATTCAGACATTGATGGTGTAGATATAACATCGTCATTCGATGCGTTTATATTAGGTTTTTTTGTTTTTATTATTTGCGTTGGATTTATATCAAATGTATTATTATCTTCATTTGTATCAACAGTTATTTTATAAACATTTCCATTTTCATTTTTTAATATTTTTCTTATAATTCCTTTTTTTGTTTTATTTTTATATTTAAAAAATATAATATCATTTACTTTCAAGTTATAAGTTTCATTATCATAGTCTTCTAAATTATTATCATTATTTTTTTGTTGTAGCTCATCTGTATAATCAGATAATTCTATTGAAAATGCAGGTGTATCTATTCCTTGTCCAGGAGTATTTGTGTATATATTAGTGCTAGTGACTTTTTTTATAAATGATGTACTCATATTATATTATTTTTTAAAATATTTTTCATTATTATATATTATATTCATTTGTTGTGATGTAAATCTATTTTGTGGAAATTTAGATATTTGTTCTCGCATTTTCCAATATACATCAGTTCCTTCTTTTTTTCTACCTGTATGATAACATGCAATAGAATAGATTTCTAACATTTCATAGTCATATATATCTGTATCTAAAAATAATGAACGTTTAGGATATGGATTTTTCATATTATATATTAGTCCATATTGAGCAAATATAAACATATTATCATAGCTTTTTTTATGAAAATAATATTTTGATAATGATTTTATTGGTTCACCTCTTAAAGGGTCAAATTCATGTGCATTTAGAAACCAATATATAATATCTTTTTCATCTTTTTTTAAAATATATGAGATAGATCCCATCATAAATTTCGAATAAAATATTTCTTCTTGATGTCCTTTTTTTATTTCTTGCCGTTTTTGATAATATTCTAATGCTTTTTCATAATTATCTGAATCTCTATATGATTGTGCTAAATAGAATATCCATCTAGGGTCATCATCTATTTTTATATATTCTTCTAATATTTTTGCGTGTTCTGAATATTTATTTTTTATATTTTTCCAGGAGTTGCCTTCTGCCTTTACCAATACAAATATTCCATCTGCTACATTAATTTCTTTTTCATTATTTTTAATTAATATTTCGTGAACTGGCCCATACCATTTATATCCAATATTTGTTTTTATAATACTTTTTCTAGAATATAGTATTCCATTATACATAGCGTTTATAACTATTGCATCTCCTTTTAATGTTTTTTCTTTGTCAAATATTGTATTATCAATTATTAATTCTTCATCAGCGTCTATCCACATAGCATAATCTACGTGAGGTTCTATTGCCATAAGGGCAGCGTTTCTAGATGTAGAAAAATCCTTCCATTCTATTTCTATAAGTTCACCAGGAATATTTTTTTCTTTGAAATAATCTTTTATAATATTCTGTGTTCCATCTGTTGAACCTGTATCTACAATTGTCCAATAATCTATTATTGATGATACTGATTTTAGACATCTCAAAATGACATCTTTTTCATCTTTTACAATCATCATTAATCCTAATTTCATATATCTATATTTTTAATTTGTTATTTATATTATTCTACTGATTTAAATTCTAATTTATTAATATTATAGTTTATATTTTTTATACTTAATAATAGCATATCACCGTTTTTAATATCATTATTTATAAATTTGTCTCTTAATTGTTGAGACATATCTTGTTTTTTTATAAATCCTGTGAATTTGTAATCATGTTCTACGAATATACCATTTTTTGATACTCCAGTGACATTACAGGGTAAAATATCATCTATATTAAATTTTTGTATTTCTATAGGTATTATATATTCTAAATATTTTTTATTTGATGTTATAAAAATATTTTTATCTTTTTGATATCCTTCTATCATAACATTTACTTCTTTTCCTATCATACCATCAAAATCTAACAATACATTAGCAGATGCTAATGATCCAGGCATAAATGTTATAATTCCTGATATATCAACAAAAAATCCTCCGCGATTTTTATCAACAATTTTTCCAACATATATTTTGCTATTATCTTTTATTTGATCATAAAATTCTTTTGATAATGTAATTTTATGTGCGTCAAAGAAAGACCCCATCATATTTTCAGTATCTGTTATCATGATCTTAAAATTATGAGTTTTTAGAATTTCATGAAATGATCCAGAATCTACATAATTTATAAAATCATCATATGATAATTCATATAATGAGAAGAATTTTTTTTCTTTTTTAAAGTTGAAAAATAAATTCACATAATTTTCACACACAGCTTCGAACAAATTTTCATCAGATGTTCGCTTTATATCTATCACATTAAAAACATCTCCTTTTTTAAAATCTTTATTTATAAAAGGAAATGATTTGTATTTTTCATATGATTCTTGAGCATATGATTCCATACAATAAACCTTTTCATTTTTTTCGGTTTTTATTGACTTGTTTATTTTCATGAAAATATATTTTTAAATGCTAATAATAATTTTTTTTATTTATATATATCTTTTAAAAAAATATTTTTTTAAGCATATATAAATATAATTTTTGATATTTAATAAAATCATTATTTTAAAAATATTGATAATAATACTATTGCTGTTGAAATTATAAATTGTGTGATAGTAAATATAGTAGTAGCTTTAGTTTTAAATTTTTTTAGTTCTTCAATTTCTTTTACCATCTCATTTAATTGATTTACTGAAACTATTTTTGAAATATTTAATTTCCAATCTCCTATATCATTTATTTTTTCTTGAATAGCTTTTAATTCTATGATTTCTTGCTTTATATCTTGTATTTGAAAACTTAAATCATTTAAATTATTGCTCAATCTTGTTATTTCATTTAGGACAAGTTTTCCATATTTATCCCATCCGTTGTCATTAAATTGCTTTTTATCAATATCCATATTTTATTTCATATTTTATTATATATATAAAGAAAATAAAAAAAAAATAAAATATTTTAATATAAATGGATAATAATATTTTAGATCAGTCTGGTGAGTATATAGTTATAACTACAAAAGAGCCATATGTGAATGTTATGTCATTTACAAATATTAATGAAGATATTGTAGATATGGGAATAGGCACTATGTATAAAAAAGAATTTAGATATTCATTAGATGGAAATATATATTCGGAGTATCAAGAATTATCTATTGATTCTCTTAAAAAATTAGGATCATTTGAAATGGTATATTTTCAATTTAGATACATATTATTAGCTGGTGGTCCATTGAAGGTAAATAATATTACATTAGATTATATTTCTTTTGAAAATGATAATCAAGTGAAACTTGATGTTAGTTCTGATAGTTTATATACATATAAATCTATATATAAAAGTGGATGTACATTTGAGCCATACAAGGTTGATAAGGCTATATCATTATTTAAAGATTTAAATTTGATGGCAAATGATTTATTTGGAATAGATGTATACTATTATAAGATAGATCCAAATAAAAAACATCAGGATGTAATACTGCAAGAATATACATTATATGATTATCAGGATAAAAAATTGATGAAAATTGTTATCCCCGAAAATAATATTCCACAGCCAGCACTTAATGTAAATCCATTTGGCATAGACTTCGAATTACCATTCGAAATACATATTCATAAAGACTATTTTCAAAAAATATTTGGAGATGGTACTGGCCCGCAAAAAAAAGATATTGTATATTTTCCATTGACAAATAGAATATATGAGGTTGCAAGTTCTGTCATGTATAATGATTTTATGTACACTCCTATATATTTTAAGGTACAACTTGTAAAATGGCAGCCAAAGATAAATACAGAAAAAAATGATGATATAAAAACTCTTGAATCTTATACAATAAAATCTGATGAACTATTTTTAGATGAAACAAACATAGAATTAAAAGATACAACAAATGAACAACAATTTAATATTAAAACAACAACATCAGATGTTGTAAGAAGCTTTATAGATAATGATATGAAAATATATGATTATGCAATAGTAAATTATTATACCGTAATATCAGAATATTATTATAATTTAGAATCTACATTAAAAGAGAATATTATAAAATTACATATAGATAATATTACATTTAAGAAAAATAAAAAATATTATACCCGTCTAAATAGAAACAATAATAATATTACATATGAGATGAAATCATCAATGAAAATCTTAACAAATTTAAATGAAAATATCTTTTCATATTCCAATGGCAATTCTATATATGAAAAAAATTATTATCTTTGTGATATATTTAACGACAATTCTCAATTTAGCATATATGAAAATGAATATAATGAATTTGAAAATGATAAATTAAGTACAGCATGTAATATTCCTGCATCATTTGTACGCAATAAAGCAATAGAATATAATTTTGCAAATGATTTTCACAAAAATAAAGATATTGCATATTCATCATGGTTTAAACTAAATGAATGTAAATCATACAAATATGATATAACTGAATTTAATTATGATAATTATTTATATAAATTAAAGATAAAAACAAATAAAAAAATGAATTGCCTCATTGATGATGATGTTATTATAAAAAGAAAAAGTGATTCTAATTTTTTAATATTTGGCAAGATAATTAGCATATCATCTCAATCTAATATTATGGAATATGAAATAGATGTAAATAAGGAAATATATGATACAATGATGTTATTATTTCCTTCTTGGCAAAATTATACTGACCTTTATATCTCTAAATATTATACATCTAATCTTATTTGCTCTTATGATTATAATAATAAAAAAGGAATAAGTATAGATATCATAGATAATAAATTTGTTGTATGCACATTAAATGATAAAAAATATTATACATATTTGAAGGATACTGTAAATTATGATAAATGGTATTCAATATTTATAAATGTAAGTAATTTGTTTAAAAAATTAGGTATAAATATATGGAAGATTCAATGGGATCCAAAAATAAATGAACCAAAATCAACTAGATTAAAATTATTGGTATCAAATTTAGTAGATATTGAAACTGAAGATAGAAGCACAAATATTAAATATTATATAAACTCTTCTTATATGGATATAACAAATATAAGATTATATAATAGAACAATAAATACTGATAAACAAGATACTATATTAAATCAATATGTTGTGCAGGAATCTCATATATGCGATATCATTGATAATGCAGAAGGACAATTGAGATATCCTTATGTAGGGTCTACTAGATAATATTATTGATTTACTAAAATTTTTGGATTTGGCCATTCTCTTCTCATAAGGGTCATCGTTTGATAGAATTTTCCGTTGTCCTTATCTTTTCTATCATATCTATATTTTATATCTTTTATAACATAACAACCGGAAAAAAATTGGTCAATAGAAAATGGCATCTCATCATCTTTATATTGGTTTTTAATAGATTGCGGCATATTAAATTCTTTTCGTTGTGTATCATCTACAACAAATATGAGTAACATAACTGGCTGCATACGACGTAAATTAAAATTTATTCTACTCATCTCCACATTTAGTAATAATTTATTTATTTGATTGTTATTATGAAAATTATTCATCTTTGAAATTTTATACATATCGTGCACATTATCATCAATGATAACTCCAGTCCATTTTGTTTTTGTTTGCTCTAAATAATAATTTTCATTAGGTCTACCTTTTAAAATTATATGATTATCTTCTTTTCCATTTGTTATCAATGTTTCTATAGACATCTTTTCAGATTCTTGTTCCATAGTATCATAAAACATCAAATTGATTTTTTGTCCATATTTGTTGCTAATGTATGAGTTGTTTTCTAATCTATAGTTTCTAATGAATATTTCGCTATTTTCAAAATGTGAAAAATTAGTAAGTATGACATTACCCTTATATAATGCTTTCTCATCATCAGAAGTATAATCTGTTGAAAACAGTTCATCTGTCATTATACCAAGTTCAGATTCTTCTAAATCTAAAAATAATGGATTTATATTTACAAAATTTAAATAATAATATGTATCTACAAAAAATGTAAAAAATGATTCTGTATTTTTCCATGATGATAATGATATGTCATATATAAAATCTATTGTTTTTGAATATGGACATATCCACCGTTGATAATCATCTGTTGAGGTTTCGTTTGTCGCAAATCCTAATCCCAATTTATTTGAAATTTCTAACATTGCTTCTAATGATGTTCCATTTACAGAAAAACATTTCTGGTTTAAAATTCCCGGAATATGTAAGATTCCATATATTGATATTTTTTCATATGTTAGTTCATTTCCACCACGCGATAGATTTGTTGTTACTGATATTATTTCAAAATCATTTCTAATAGGCTTTAATAGTTTATTTCCGCTTCTTATAAATATAGATATTATATCTCCATCCTTTGGATATGATGTTGTATAAAATAATTTTTGACTTATAAGTAATGTAGCATTTATTGTTGGTATATATTCACTATTATTTATTTCAATTCTAATGATTTGTTCACTAGTAAATATATAATCATTTATTTTTATCAATGGAAATGAATCTCCATACATTTTATATCCTTTTTGATTCTCTATGTTTTTATTATCTGATGATGTTCCTTCCCACGAGTCTGGAATGATGATATCATCTAATTTTATTGTAGGATTTGATATGCTACGTATTAATTGTATTTCATTAGACATGACTTATTATTTTTATTCTTGATATACCCAATGGTTATTTTCTGAATTCCAGATATATGTGCCGCCCTTTTGTTCATTAGCATTATAATCACTTATAAATTCAGCACTATGAGCACCTATGCAGTCTGTTGCTAATGAAACATTAGATCCAATTGTTATTGTAGTAAAATTACTATTTTGAAATGCCGAAGGTTCAACAGATGATAAATTAGGACAAT